GTGTGTGTGTGTGTGTGTACAGCCACAATGTTTTCAGCTCTTATCATATTACTACTCTCCTTTATTTTTGTAATTTATATTTGAAATTCCCAATATTGCACCCATAAATGTTGTTACTGCTGTCATTATTGTTAATACAATATCAGTACAGCCGACGTTGAAACAATTTAGTATTACACCTGTTAATGTAGTCAATGCTGGTAAGAATACTAATGTAATCCATTTTAAAATATCATATACTTTATTGCTCATTCTTTTTCGCTTCCTTTCATTTCATTAATTTTTCCCACTTATCATGCATATAAGAATTTTTATGCAAGTCTTTTGTATAATGTTCATACACTTCGTAAGCACGCTTAATTTGTACTTCATCTTTTTCTATTCCTTTTTCTACATCTGCTAAAAAGTCTACTAAAAAATTTCTGCATTGGTTTTCATCAATTTTATCAATTCTTCCATAAATCGGTTCAAAACCTTTGCTAATAGCTTTTTTACAGAACATACATATAGTTGTTATTGCTGTTAAAAAACTTGATATTAGAATAACCCATTGAATTATATCTTTCATATTTTTTTCTCGTATAATGTTATATGTTTATTATACTAACTCCTTTCTTTTGTTTTATTTTTAATTTCCTGCTATAAATGATATATTTGCAAAAATAGTATTTCCGACTTCAGGTCCTTCAAGAGTAATAAATCCATCCTTTGAAATACTGAAAACACTAGCTTCTCTTTTTGTCAAATTTGTAATTGGATAGTAGGAAAATTTCTCAGGTCTAAATCCTGCTGGCAATTGACACACTGTTTTAGCTGTTCCTGATTTCAATGCTAACATTAAAGTAACAATATTGTTATTTTTTTCTATCTTATTAGCATTGCTACTATATTCTTCCCAGCCATTGAGTAGTATCGGAAAAGATACAGAATCTCGAGTCAAACATTGCCATTGCCCCCAAACATTATTATTTTTAGTTCGAAATTTTACTCCCGCAATGCTAAATGAAATTTGTTGTCCATAAGATTTATTACCATATTGCATTCCAATAACACTATGAGTAGCACCTGATTGAATATAATTGTTATCACTGACAGGAGAATTAGTTATTAAGTATGCCTTACCATCTTTATAACCGTCTCCAATTATTTGACTTACATCATCGAATTTACTATCATTTGTTTTTACAAAATAATTCTCAAGCTTATTTTCTACTAGATTTTTAAGTATTTTATATGCGTTAAGCACTATACTCCCCCCTTACTACAAATTCAAAATATTCGCCTACATCACAACCCCAGTCTATTGTTGTCTTAATCTGATTGCTTACTGTGTTAGCTTCGCCTATCTCTCGATAATGACCGTCTGTTCCTGCATCGTCTGAACTTAGTACTAGTAGTTCTCCCATATAATACACATCAAGGCAATGTGTTCCTACTTTATAGTAGCAAGGCAATGTTATAGTTCCACCTTTTGCAACATCTGCAGTTAGCTGTAAAAAGTATTTGTGCTCTATATGTGAATTTATTTCTTCTTCAATGTTATCTTGCATACCATTTAAGTTTTCTGCCGATAATGGTGTTGTTCCTTCGTAAACCGCTTCTTCTACTTCTTGCTTAACATTACCGTTCATAAAGTATGCTTTACTTTTTAATGTTCCATTTTGAAATACCTTCTTTTTCATCTTCTAGCCTCCAGTTTCTCAATTTTGCTTTGCAATTTATTAATTTGTTCTTGTTGCTCTTGAATTGCTTTAGATAATGTTGCTATTATAGGCAACTCATTAATATAATATCTTTCTTCTATTTTTCTTTTTGGGTCTGCTGGTCTCTTAATAACAAAATTAGAATCTATTTGTTCCATTTCTTGAGCTATATATCCTATTTTATAATGTTTACCATCATCTATTTTGTCAAATTCTTTATGTTTAATTTTTTTGATTATATCTAAAGCACATGCACTACTATTTTTTATATTCTTCTTTATTTTTTTATCTGATGAAATATTATTAGCATATACATTTCCGTCAACATTCAAATCAGCTCCATAAATTTGTACTATACTAGCTGGGTACATTGATATAGTTGCCTTTTTACTAGCAGTTCCTAAAAATATAGTTCCACCAGCCACATGAAAATCTCCATTATCAGTTTGTAAAACATAGTTTTCTCCACCGATTTTAAATGAATAACTTCCGACCTGAATTTTTAAAAAATTCAACAGCATTCAATATGTTGATTTTTGGTGTATTGCTATCATATGAATTTTCTGGAATGATTTGCAATAGAACATCTTCAGTTTCTTTATCTATAAAAACTATCTCTCCACTTAGTCCACCAACAATTTTAACATTTCCAGAAATTATACCACTTTTGTTTCCAGAAAGAACTAAATCACATGCAGTTAATACTAATTGACCACTAAAATCTCCAGCATTTTTGCTAGCCATTTTAAAATCTTTAATAAAAAGTATTGGCCAAAACTTCCCATCGCTTTGAGTCGTTATCCCCCAAGCCATTCCATCTTTAATACTTTGATTATAGTCTCCAGGAACCGCAAAAGCTATAAACTTATTTCCATCAAATTTTTGAACACCCATATTTGCAAATACCGTTTCACTATCGTAAAAGTGCTGCCCTGTTTTATCCAAAGACATCAATACTTTTTTATTGTCATCTAATATTGCTAAACTTGCATTTTGATTTATAATCATCATTTGAATAAATTCAGCAATTTTGTTCCAAGCAACTTTAACAGCTTCTGAATTTATTTCCAAATATGTTGCAAATTCATTTTTATCTAATTTAGCGCTTGCCATTATTTCAATTTTTCTGGCGGTTTGTTCTATTCCTGTTTTAAACTCTGATTCAGTTATATACATATCAGTGAAATCATTTTTTACAATGTATTCTGCATAAAATTTGTTTCCTACCATATCGATTAAGTAGATATAATTGTCGCCTTCAAATAACTCAATATTTATATTGTCTAAAGGTTCTTTTATAGTTTCTTCTAATTCCTCTAAAACATAAAACTCTGTTAGTTTTAATCTACGTAGAACATAATCTTCATCTTTCGTTATAACTAAACTATCATAAATATTGCCTTTAAATCGTAGCTCTTCAATGTCTATTATGTACTCTTTTTTATCTGCAGACGGATTAGTTCTACTTTGTTTATCTACTACTATTTTATATTTCATAATACTATCCTTTCTGGTTAACTTGTAATCCTATTCTTGGATATAAATTACTACGAGGAAATAAGTTTGCTTCATAAGTCTTATTTCCTTGCACCTCTAGTCTTAATATATCAGCTTGTCCTGCATCTTTAATATGTATCTCACTTACTCCATCAGTTTTTCTCTTATATTCTGCTGTATTAGATACAGTTTGCTTTATTACATTGATATCTTGCTCTTGTTGAGTTAGTTTTGTTTCGTGTTCAGAAGTTTGCTCTGCTAGTTGAGTTATTTTTTGATTTTGTTTATCTACCAAAATGTAAGTTTGATTTATTTTTTTATCAGTACTGTCTGCATACTTATACTCTGTTTCTGTTTCCTCTGGTTCATCTGTATATAATTTTTCAGATAGTCCATCGTCTAATTCTATTTCATTATTCAGTAAAATTGTTTTGTATGTTACTTCATTTAACACAAAATTAAATATGTCACATACTTCTAAGAACAAAATTCCTTTACTTTGCACATCAAATATATAAAAGCTTAATGTTTTTAAGTAATTAAACATTGCATCAATGTAATCTGCTCTATCATTTGTACTGAGTAGCTGATTATCAGATATTCTGTATTCGTGTAGTCCGTTGGTAGCAATGCTTTCATCATCTTTTCTGTAAATGTTATCGCTTTCTTCTGCTCTGCTAAATACTAAAGAATTTATTATGTATTTTTCTCCAATTGTAATATTGTCTTCGTCTAAATAACTTTCATCTATATTTTGATTTGTTTCTGTTGGATAAATTAAATATAAATTATTTCCCTTAAATAATAAAAAGCTACAAGTTATTGTAGCAATCTCATCTAAGATATCTCTATAAGTGTAGCCTATTTCTATATGTAGCGTTGGATCTACTAATTTATCTGAATTTATAAAAGTTTCTGGTATATTGTCAGTATTCCAATTTAATTTCTGACAAACAGCTAGTAAGTAATTCCTTACTGTTAATTTTTCAGTAAGTTCTAACTCGCTATCTACCATTGCCTCTTGCATTTTAGTATAAGCTAAAATTCTATATGAATTGGTATCTTCTTGTCTTTCACAACTCTTTACATAGTAAGTATTCAAATCTATATAGTTATAGTTTTTTTCATTTACTTTTACGCCTATTTTTCCTGTTATCTTAGTTTTATTTGGCATATATACTTTAGAGTCTATCTCAATTTGATGCATGACTGTTTTGAATAGTGAAGTATTAAATGATGGCTTTATATAATTCAAATTATCACTACTTATGTCATTATTGTTTGCTTTTAATTTCACATCAAATTGCCTACCGTAAGTTCGTATATCGATTTTGAAATTATCATTTACATTTATCATTATTCATAATGCTCCCTTTTTTTATTTGAGATTACTGCACTGCTGTATCCTTCTACTTTTCCTAAATATTTTTGTGAATACTCTTGATCATTCGAATAACACGACATATTTACTATTTTCTTTTTTAGGTCTGGGTTATAGAATGTTACTTTGTTTTCCGCCTTATTAAAAAGAGATAGGATTACTCCTACCTCTTCATTATTTAACCTTCTAAATGTCATTGTTATCTTGGGATATATTCCTTTAAGTGTTCCTGAGTTATCTCCAGATAAAGACCTTCCAGTATCTTTTCCCCAAATTTTGTGATAACCAAATTTAGCTTCTGTTAAATATTGAGCCATTTTTACACCATCTATTATTAAACTTTCTTTATCTATTAGCATAATTACCTCCCATTAGTAGCAAAAGCTAATTCTTGTTTTCTTTTTGCTTGTCCTCTTTGTATTGTTCTTCCATCTAAATTGATTATATATGAGCCTCCTGAAGTTCCAATTTTAGACGCTAGCTTGTCTGCCAAAACATCTAACCACTCCATATTATTTTCTAGAGGTACAACCGCTTCTCGTCCAGCTTCTCCTATAATTGCTTGTGTAGGCTGTGATATAACACCGCCTTTTGCTAATCGTGGAAGATTAAATGTATTCAAATATCCTAAATTGATTCCTGGAACTCGATTTATTACATCAGTCAGACTATTGATTGCTCTAATTGGCGAATTAAGAATATCTTCAATAGCTCTTAACACGCCATTTACCACAGCTTTAAATGCTCCTGATATTGTAGCACCTACTGTTGTTCCTACATTTACTGCCATTCTTCCTATCAATATAAACATTGTTTTAGCAGTATTTTTTATGCTTTTCCAAATATTGCTGAAAATATTTTTAATGTTTTGCCAAGCCCCTTTCCAATTTCCAGCAAATACATTTTTAATAAATGAAATAATCTCATTGAAATTAGCTTTTATTCCTTTCATTGTACTGTCAAGCCAATTCAAAACATCTTGTAAACCACTAACAAAATTGTCATATATGTCGCCAACGACATCTCCAAACATTTGCCTAATCCAATCGCTTTTTCCTTTTAGCCAACCAATTCCACCTTGAAAAAATGTTTTTATTTGTTCCCAATATTTAACTATAATTCCCCATATAATCACTGCCGCTGCTATAACTGCTAATGGTAAGTTACCTATAATTATAGCTAAGCCTAATATTGCTATTCCTATTCCTTGGATTACTTTCCCAAAATTATTGAATGTCGGGTCATTTAAATAAGCAATTAATCCTTGTATCGCTAAGACAACACCTGCAACCATAACACCTATTCCAAGTGCTTTTATTCCTCCTAATCCTAATTTCCAAGCAAGTAATCCTGCTGTTACTCCTGCCATTACTGATAATATTAAATCTTTATTTTCTATAATCCATTTTAACCATGTTGGAGTTTCTATTTTTTCTATATTTGGCAATGGATTCCCATCATTTTCACTAGTTGAACTAGAATTATTTTGCAGTATATTCATTTCGTCGAAACCCTGTAATGACTTTTGTATTTCCTTTGCTGATTTTGCTGTACCGCTTGCACTATTTTTCATTTTCTGAAAATCCTCAGCACTACTATTGCTAAATAAGTTGATACCAAACCACGCTGTACTTATTGCGTTTATGTAACTCAAAGCAGTGTATAATAATTTTATTAGTGATTGTACTATTGGAACTAAAGCATTTGCTATACAGTATCTCATATATTCTAAGTCTGTTGATACTTGACTATTATATTGAGAAACTATATTTATAGCACTTCTTACTGCATTCCAGGCAGTTCTTATTCCTATTATTGCAAATGCCATTTTACCTATTTTACTTATTTGTCCTTGGATACCTTTGCCTATGTTGTTTATTTGATTTTGAACTTTATTTATTTTTATAGACTCAATTTTATTTTTAAATTCCTGTACCTTTGCATTATTTTCAGTTTGCTTTGCTTTTATTTTATCTAATTTAGCATATACTTTATCAATTTTTGAGGCCTGTTTATCTATTTCTAGTGTTGCTTGTGAATATTTTTGTTTCATTAAATCAATATTTGTAGTAAGCGAATTATATTGAGGTACATTAGTACTGCTTAGTCCACCTAAGGTCAAAGTTTTTCTTTCTGCTTCTAATTGTTTAATTTTTTCTTTATATTTATCTGCTTCGTTACATAATTTTTCATATTGATTTATTTCTTCTTGCAATCCTGTTGCTTCTTTATCCAGTCCTAAATTATCTGTTTGTGCCTTTTTTATTTTATTTTCTAATTCTGTAATGTCTTTATCTATTCCACTATTGTCAAGTTTTGTTTTGATTTTTAAGTAACCATCCAAATATCTCACCTGCCTCTTAATTGCTGTTCAAACAGCTTATCAAGTCTTCGTTCTTCAGCTGTTTTTGTATTTTTCTTTTTTAGTGCCAACTGTTCTTTTTGCCTTGCCCATTTTTCATATTCTTTACTGTCTTTTATTTGACTTATATCGAAATCTCTTACAAATCTAACTCTACTCAAAATACATTTTTCACTGAGTCCACAAAGCAAATTGTAAAACTCCCACCAGTGCATATATGTATTTTTATTTAATTTAATTTTGTAGTCATAAAAAAAAGAAGTTCTAATGTATTCCCAGTCTTGCTCGAAATCCATGTCAACTTCAATTTCTTCTTCATCGTTTTCTATTTCTTTACCACAATTCAAATATTTCATTCCTATTTTTAAAAGTTCTTGCCAGTTTTCACTATCTTGTAGCCCTTTATTTCCAAAGAGTAAATATATTATTGCTAACGCTCTTTCTTCTTCAGAAACTTCACTTCTTGCTACTTTCTCACATTGTAGAGCTACTTTGTAGTTTGTATTTATTTTGTACTTTTTATTTTTTATTTGTGCATATTTAGGATAACTATTCATTAGTCATCACATCACTATCTACTACCTTGTATTTTTCTTTTATTCTTTTTTCCATATCACTTACAGTTAACTTCATTTTGTCCATATAAGGTTCTAATGCTTCTGATATATCATCCCACATCTCGAAATATGGATTTCTTCCATTTAAGAATTTCTTGGTTCCGCCCTCTCCCAAAAATAAGTCCATTGCTTCTTCCATTTCTTTATAACATTGTTTAAATGCTTTTACTTTTAGTACCTCGTTAGAACTTAATAATTGTTTTCCTTTATGGTCTTCTTTCTTATTTATTATTATCATCTGTGCCTTTAAGTTGCTTCTTGCTTGTTCTATTAAATTTATACATTTATTATATTTTAACGGTAAATCTATATCTCCTAAGTCAAACTGTATATAAATTTCCTTATTGTTCTCATCTTTCGTAATGTTTCCTTCTTCATCTTGAAAACCTAATTGTATTATATCTTTTTTATTTTTTAATTTAATATATTCCATATTCCCTCCATAATAAAAACACCTGCATTTGCAAGTGTTTTATTGTATTATAGTCTTATTTAATTTTTACCAGCCTGTTATCTCTACAAACTTATAGGTTGAAACCTTTTCAGTAACAAGCCCTATTGCTTTATATTTCCACGTTGAATTTGGTTCTAAGTTATTTATGTTATCTACTGCTGTTCCTAATTGTGCTCCATTAGCATCATACAAATTAAACGTTACTTGAACATATGAATATGTTTTGTTTGTATTGTTTTTTATTTCGCCTTCAATATAAGTTGTTCCTAAACTATCTATTACCTTTTTATCTGACACTAAAGTAAATTTTTCTTGTTGATTGTTACTTGTTGGTGTTGTATTTTCTCCTCCACTTGCCAAAGCCCCAATTCCTATGATAATAACTAATATACCTAATATTACTCTTAAAGCCGTGTGTTTTAATTTTTTACCACATTTTGGACATACTTTTGCACTCTTGCTTACTTCTGTACCACAATCCTTACAAACTTTCATTGACATTTCTAATACTCCTCCTTTTATTTTTTTATGATAGAATGAGTATATTACAAAAGTCGACAAAGAGCAATAGGTTAAAATATACTTTTTATCGACTTTATTCGACATGTTTTGTCGAAACTATGCAGTCTCTTCTGTGAATGTTGGTAAACCACTTGCAAAAGTAACTGTTCCAAATGTTGGGTCGCCTTGTACTTGAATTTTATATTTAATCTTTAATGCAGTTCCACCTTCTAATGTATCAGAATCTGGAACTACTAAAACTTTAAACAGTCTTGCATCATACTTTGGTGTAGACTCTGTTTCGCTCACTCTATATTTAAATACTTCAAGTAATTCTGTCTCTAAGGCTGTACCCTTTTTCATTCTATACATTAAATCATCAATGTATGTAAATACTGGGTCGCCTTTAAGAGCTACTTGTTCTATATCAGAGCCTAAAGCATAACCATCAACGCTATGTCTTTCGTTTTCCTCTATAATCCAGTGTTCGTCTGTTGTTTTAGCACCATAACTATTTTCTTTTGATGTAACACCTTTACCTAGAATTGACCAGGTTTTACTTGTGCCAGTTGGTGTTGTATTTAAGAAATTAACTTTAGCAGTATTATTTAATCTTTCTAATTTCACTTCTGTATCAGCCATTGTATTTTCCTCACTTTCTAAATTTAATAAACTAATTTCGTTTGGAGTATCATTTGCGACTGTTTTTCTTTTAGTTGCCATATTTAATCCTCCTTATAATATTTTAAGTAACATTGGATACGGTAAATAGCTTCATTTGCATTTGTAGCAAATATGTAACCATTTGTCGTTGCTCCAATTTCATATATTCCCTCTATTTTTGGGTATATTTTTTTATTATTATTTTCTTCTAACCAATTTTTAAAATTCTCAAAGAATTTAGAATTATCTATATTATTTTGAATATCTTCGTTCCAATGAAGTTTGCTATCGAAAGTAAATAAAAACTGATAATCAGCACCTATCACATATCTTTGAATTACTGGTTCATATCCAGCATTTTCATTTATTGAATAAGTTTCTACCTTATCAGTTAAATATTCTATATTTAATTCAGCATATTCTTTTAAATAAGGACATTTACTAATATAGTCTCTTACAATATCAATCATTGCTTTACTCATTTATTTATCTCCTTTTGACCTGCATTTAATATATCTGCAAAATGGTCTGCCAACATTCTTTCAACAAAATGGTCTCCTCTTAACGCTCCACCATGATAATTAAGTTTTTGTCCACTTGGAACTTTCTTTATCCCTGGTCTACTCCAATATCTTCCACTCACTGGATCATGAAAAGCGCCTATTTTATATTTAGGGTCAATATATTTCTCTCCTTCGTGCTGATAATGAGCATAAAGTGTATTTATATTTATTTCTCCGCTTCCAACCTTAGTAGAATTATACATACTTGTTATCATTTGCCCACTGTCCATCTGCATATATTTATCGACATGTGCCATAAAACTACTATCAATTATTTTTTGCGTTCTTCCACCCTCTAGACCATATTTATCAACAATTTGTTGTTTTTGTAAACCACTAAAAGCTACTACATAATCAACTTTCATACTAAGCTCCTGTTACAGAGAAATGCCACATATCTTCTGAGCCATAATCTTTAATAGCAATGTTTGTAATTTTTATTACTTCTTGATAATCATTCAATAATTTAGATATAGTTGTAAAATTCTCTACCTTTCCTTTTATCAAATAATCATCATTTTGTAATGTCCATGTTTTTTGCTTTTTTCTAAAGTCCTCTGGTTTTTGATATTCTTCATTTCTATTATCATTTATTAGTATTCTTACAGACAAACCATCATTTTTTGTTAGCTGTGTTCCATTTATAGATATTCCATCATTAGAACTCCAAAATCCTTTTACATAGCTTACTTTATATGCTTTTTTATGGCTCTCATCTATGTATTGATTTATTACTGTTATATCTTTATCAAACATATCTTCCATATTAAACACCTCTATATAATAAGCCTGTATGTAATAAATATCTTCTTAATTTTTCTTTAATTTTCTCTTTTTGGTTAGAAATTTCTACATTAACATTATCTATTCCTAAAGTATCAAATGTTCTTGAATAATCTCCAACACTTTCACTCTTTAGATTATTGTTTGATAATATCGTATCTTTCTTATTTTCTAATTGCTCAACTTTTAATAATATATCAGCAACAGAGCAAGTTGCCATTTGTACTTCATCTTCGTAGCCTTTTATATCTCTATTGAAAATGTTTTTTTGTACTTCGTAACTTGCTCTTACTATTACTTTATTAAAGTCGGTTTCGGGCATGTCGCCCTTATATATGTTTTTATAAAAATCATAATCAGTATAATTTGTCATGCCCTTTTCCTTTCTATGCAAAGTCTACTAATAAATCATCATCTAGGTCTTTTACACCATAGATAATATCAAAAGAAACTTTGTCAGTTTTTGTTTTAGAATCATAATCAAATACAACTCTAACAGCTAATCCATTTGCAGAAGCAATAGCAGCTTTTGCAGCTCCTTGTGGTAATTCCAATTGTCTAGTTACTAAAGCTAGTCCATTTCTATGGAAGCCTAAAGAATGAGCTTTATTTATAAGCATTGCACTTACAGGTGTTTCAATTGCGAATGGTATTTTTTCAGTTACTTTTAGTGTTCCTGCACCCTCTGCTAATGTAACATCTTCTGCTACTTCAAACAAGTAACCATTTACAATTAACTTGTCTCCTGCTTTAATTGTGCCAGTTTTTGCACTACCATCTGATACAGTAAATTGAGTAGCACCTTTTGTGCATTTTACTTTGTAAGCAGTAGCGGTTCCAGCTGTTGCCGAAGCATTTTCTGGTGTATTTTGACTCATAAATGAGTTCATTGTATACACTTTTCCAATTTCAGATTCTTTTAGAGCTTCACTATCTCCTTTGTAACATGCTTTAGCAAAATTATCTAAAGTATTATATTTATATAAAGTATCTACAGATAAAACTAAGTTTCTGTTATTATCTCTTGGTGCTTTCTTTTTGTCTAATGCCTTAGCAACATTAGCAATATCACCTATAACTGGAGTTGATGATACAGATACTTTTGAACCAGCTTTTTCGATACCGACAGTTAATAAATCAACGTCTACTGCTTGTGCTATAGATGATAAAGCTGGAGTAATTACTTGTTCACTAAAATCTTTTATATCTAATGACATTTCTTTTGAAGATACAGCAACAGTAACATCTCTGTATCTATCCATTTTTACTGGAACAGAACCTTCTGTTACTTCTTGTTCTTCTGTTTCTCCTATGAAATTTTTAGCTACAAATTTAGCAGGTTTTCTAACAGTTATTGTGTCTCCTACTTTAACAAATTCTTTTGAATAATCTCTATGAACTAAATTAGCCATAGTTAAGTTTGATTCTAATACCATTAATGCTTCATTAGCAATTATTTGTGGTGTTAATATTGTGTTTCCCATATTTTATTACCTCTTTCTTTCTAATTATTTTGTTTTCTCCATTGTTTATAAGTGTTGTAATCCATTTTTTCTGGATCTCCACTTATTACTTTTCCTTGTGGTCCTTGTGTCGGACCTGAAAATGTTGGCAAAGGCTTATCATTATCAAATAAATAATCGTGGCTTTCTTTAATAGAGTTTATTTGTTCCTCTAATCCTTCCACGATTTCAAATTTGTCATTGTATTTAACCTTTTCCATATCTAGCATTTTACTCAAAATACTAGCATCTTTTGCTTTATAGTTTAATAAAGCCTTGTCTAAAGCATTTTGCTTTTTAAAATCTTCGATTTCTTTAGAACCTTCTGTTTTTCCTCTCTCGTACTCAGATTTTTTAATAGCTTCGACGTCCACTTTTTCAAGTTCAGCTATTTTGTTATTCTTTTCTGAAATAATAGTATCCTTAACATTTAGTTGTTCTGTTAATTCATCTATTTTAGCCTTTAACGCTGTTGTGTCTTTTCCGGAATCAATCATTATTTTTTCGATTGCATCAGTTTCGATTCCTAAATCTTCTAAAAATTTTCTTTTCATAATGTTTCCTTTCTCCTACTACGAACTTTTACGTGTTTTTCGTTCACGATGTAGTTATGCACTTGTTCACGACCTGCATATAGTCGAATTTTTGTATAAAAAATAGAAGTCCATTTTTTGAACTCCTATGATTTAACTATTTAATTATTGTTGAGGGTTAGGATTTGCACCTAACATAGAGTGCCAGTGTACACTCCTACGCCACTTCTGATAACGGTTACCCCTGTATTTTATTCGACTCGGATATTTCTATCGCACTTAGCGTCTACCTATTCCGCCACCTCAAATATCTATATTAATCTTCTATTTTTCTTATTATCTTTTCTTCTGGTATCGGAGATATTCCTGCTATATAGCATTGTTCGCCTCCTATACTTCCTTGTATGTCAGTTATAACTACAATACAACCGTTTGTTAATTCTACTTTGTCTCCTATTTTATATTTCATTACTTTACCACCTCTTTTATTTCATCTTGTCTTATAGTCTCTGTTTCATATTCTGGATATTCTCCTGTATCATCTACTAATATATCAGCTTCATACGCTTTTCCTTGCTCATATATTTCCACTATTGTTGCTTTTCTACCATCTTTTAATATCACAATATCAAACATTTTTATTTTCATCATTATTACCTTCTTTCCACTTTTTACTTGTTACATATGCACTTGTCATCTTAGTCTTTTTCGTATCTTTATCTATTATCCAAGCTGTTTTTACATTTGCATTCTTACCGTTTTCTCCTGTCAAATTCATTATAATTTCGTATCTTGTACCATATCCCAAATCTGGCTTTTCTGTTGCATTAAACTTATTTATATTAGTTCTTATATTCTCTATCAATTTATTTGAATTGCTTAAGTTATATCCTAGTGCTTTTTCAAATGCTTCTGCCTTATTTTTATCTTTTAATGGATTTAATGCATACTCAGTAAATTTTTCTTCTGGTATTATGGCTTCTTGATAATTTGGTAATAATATTATATCATTTTTTTCTTTTATTGTCACATTTTTATATCCTTTTATATATTCCCTTGTATAATCTCTCTTTAATTTGTTTTCTTCTGTAAATGTATTTAATCTATCTTGCCATTCTTTAGCTTTTATACTCGATTTTTTATAGCCTTCTTCATCTTCTACTTTATTAGCAATTACTTGTTTTCTTTTCCATCTACGAATGCCATTTTCCAAGTATCTTTGCTTCTGTGTTTTTTCGTATTCTTCCTTGTTTTCATCATAGGTAAATCCTAAATCTTCTTTTTTTGTGGAGCCATACCAAACAGTAAATAAGTGCTTGCAGTTAATACCTACTATTCCTCGTGCATCTCCATAATTACAATGTTTCATGAAATCAGGAAGTTTCTTTTCTTCTTCTGTGGCCTTTCCATCATAATCCCAGCAGAAGAATTGAAGTTCTTGCCACCATGCATGATTTGTGTAGTCTTCTCCTCCGTCTCCTGTTCTAGCACCAAAGTGATTAGTAACTCTTACTATATGATTTCCACTTTCTTTTATTACTTCTTCATTTACTTTTCCTGCCAAACCTCTAGTTGCGATTAACAAGTCTCTTCTTACTGTTCCTACAACATCATAATTCCTCACTAAACCGTTTTTATTTTGATAAGCAAGTATTGATATACCTTTGTCCCCTAACTTGTCTAAACTGTCTAATATTGCCTCCTGATAACTACAAACACCTGCATTTGTTTTTATGTATGTTTCTGTTATTATATCTGTATAAGTTTTCCTTACTTGTTCTTGTATATTTTTGTTTAAATTTAAGAAAGATTTTTGTATTTCATCATAACTATATTGTATTATATTTTGTATATTTGTACTATTTATTATTGTTTCTGGATTTAATAAAGCATTTTTTTGTGTTGCTATATTTAATTGATCAACAGGTATAGAGCTTATGCCTATATCTTTCATTGCTTTTGCTAATTCTTTTTTTGTTTTTCCAGTATATTCTTCTAATAGTTTTAATGTTTCACTGTTTAGTCCACCAAGCTCTTTTAGCTTTTCAAAATACCAATAATCACTGTTAATAAATTCTTCATTTATATTAAAATGCTCTGCAATTTTCTCTATTAGTTCTAGTTCTATTTTAGAATATATACTTATAATAGGCTTTATTGCACTTTGTATTTTATTTTCTATCATAAACTATTCCTCTTGCACATCGTTAGGTATTTGTTCTTTGCTTCGTTCTCGCATTTTATTTACGTATTCTATTGCTTCTTCTTCTGAATAATCTCTCGTTTGTACAAAGTATTCTATGTCATCTATTAAACCTGCATTTCTTTCTATTAAACTTTGTGATTGTTTCTTTTCACTATCAACTAGAATACTATCGTCCCAATCAAAGTTTGTAGTTGCCCCTACTTTGTGTTTTATTCCATACAAGCTCATTAAAATATCTATGCTATAAATCAAATCTTCTAATGCTGTTTGCAATGCTCCTTGAATATCTGATACAGTTACATAGTAATCTTGTTTACTTGATTTAATTTCTGTTGCTGTCTTTTCAATATTTTCTATTTTAGATATAGTTCCAAATGCTAACCCACATTGACTCTCACATTGTCTTAACCACTCATTTAATCCATTAAACAATGCTGTATCTCTTATTTGAGGACTAAATACGTTCCACTTACTTTCGTCTCCAAAATCTAACTTTCTATATAGTCTTTCTTTGCCTTTTGGTAATATATCATTTCCGTTTTTGTCTTTTGTAAATGCCGTTGCATCTATATCAACAGCAAGTTCAGAGCCTTCATATTCCCATAATGTTCTGCTGAATTGTTTGTCTATTTCTTCTAATGTATCAATAGCATTTGCAAATATTGCAACACCTACAGGACTTGTATTGTCAACTGGATTTGCAATAGGTATTCTAAAGTATCCTCCTAGCAATCTATTAACATCATTTATTTGTATTTCTTCTTGGATATTAGCCCAATCTTGCACTTGTGAAAGTAAGATTTGATTACCTAATATATTAGAATTATGTACTGTAGTTTTATATGCTTTGTTCTTTATTGTTAATACTGTGTCATTTAATTCTTGATATTCAAGCCTTGTATATATCTCATTTCCTCTTGTGATTTGGTCAATAAAAATAGCACCTAGCAATTCGCCAGTGCTATCAAATTTTGTAGGTATAAATTTATCAGCCTGAATACAACTTATTTTTATTTTTCCATTAGCATAAAATGGTTTAAAGAACATTCCGCCTTTGCCAAGAGCATACTCTGTATTAGTTCTTATATTCTTAATAAACCTTTGATATATCTTATCTATCTGTTTATCATCTACTTGTGATTTAAATTCTATTGTTACAGCCTTTGCAACTTTTTCGCATATTGTTTTCGCAACATATAATGACTTAACTTCTTCATTTAGCCACGGTGCTTTACTGTTGTATATAGCTGACCACTTTTCAATGGCAGATAGCATTTCATTGCTTGTTGATATATCTATATTAAAATCTTTTGCTATATCAGTTGTATTAAACATTTTATTTATTGCTCCTTTAATAAAATTTACTATTCTTTCAAACATTTTCATGTTCCTCCTATGCAACTCTACTATATTGTCTTATATATCTTTCCCAGCTGTATTCAAATGCATCTAATGTGTCTATGTCTGATGTTCCATCATCTAATCTTTCATCTTTTCCCTGTTCTTTTGGTTTATCATTATACACTGCATTTTCAAACGCTAACTCTAATGTTTTACAATCATGTGTCATAAAGTATCTAAAACTAGCCATTAAACTTGTAGTACATCTTACTCTGTCTATTATCTCTTCTTTGATACTGTTTCTAACGATTATGTGCGGATATTTTCTTGACACCATAGTTTTTATTCCATTTATCAGTGTTTGTTCAGCACTATCTGGATACATTGCACTGACTTGTCCATATTTATTTTGTACTCTTTCAATAAATAAATCTAATGCATTATATAATTGTTGTGGTGTCATTCCTGTTGCTTCTATTCTTTCTGACATTAAAGATGTCAATTTTGAGTAATCATTCTTTAAACCACTTGCAACAAATGTATGTGCAGAACCATTGCCACCAAAATCTATTCCTATTTGAATGAAGTCATAATCTGGGTTATCAGTATAATATGCTTCTTTATTATCACTATAAACAGTATATATAGAACCTTCCGCAGTTACCCATAATCCTAAAATGTTTCTCTTATAGAATACTCCTACAAACATTCTCTTATATCTTTCTTTTACTGCTTCTGATAATGTTAAATTATCGTCCATTGTAAAATGTAGATATAATATATTTTTTTCTTGTATCTTGTCTATATATTCTAATTTAAACCAATGATTTGGACTTTTAGGATTACAATTAAACCAAAATTTGGCACCTTCAATACTTAATCTTGCTACACCTTGTTCAACAAATGATTGTGGCATCAATGCTACTTCGTCAAAGAATATTCCAGCTAAAGTCATACCTTGTATCAAATCTTGACTAGCTTCATCTTTTCCACCAAACAAATAAAAATAGTTAGTTTTTCCATTTTTACTAACTATTAATAAATTTTCACTTCTTTTATGTTCATATCTATATTTTAATGAATGTAATTGTTTTTTTAATGTGTTAATAACATTCCTGTTTAAAGAACCTATCGTTTTACCACATATGGCAAAATCGCATTCATCATATTTTTCCATAGCCCACATTACAAAGCTTGGAGCCATACTTACTGTTTTTCCACTTCTGACGGATCCATCTGCAATAATTCCATCTTTGTCTTTCATTGGAGAGTTATCATTCCACCAAGTAAAAACTTTTAGTTGCTTATTAGACATTGGTTTCCATTTGAAATTAGCTTTACCCTTCTTCATTCCAAATATCCTCCGTCTTTTGATTTAACGCTTCTATAAATGAATTGTCTTCGTCATTATAATCTTCTTTAGGATCTAATATATCATTTAAATCTTTCAATGCAGATGTTAGCTCTTTTAGCCCTTTTCTATCTATAATGTCTATATATGACTTTATTTCTTCCTCTTCATTTATTGTTTCTTTACTTGGTTTACACATATCGTAATTGTATTCTACTGTCTTAGTCTTTTTCTTATTTCTCGCTATATGCATATTAAGTTCATTATTAGCTTGTACTATTTTGCTTAACAAATCATTTGCTACATCTTTTACTTGTATTATTTTATTAGCTTCTTTTTCCGATTCTTTTTCAAGTACTTTTTCTATTACTTTAGTACTTTTTTGTTCCTCTTTTAGTACCTTTTTTTCTTTCCAACCTTTTGTACTCTTTTTGGTACTTCCGTTTTGTTTTATTCCTTTATCTTTTAAGAAGCTACTTACTGATTTATAATTACCTAATATATATTCTTTTTCTAACTGCTTCCAGTCATACTTTGCCACCTCGCTCACCTACTTTGTTTTGTCTTTAATGTTTTGGTTTACATTCATTTTTTTACCTCAAAATATTTGTCTACTATTTCATGAATAATGTCGTAAGAATTTGATATTATATCTGCTACATCTTCTTCTGAATAGTCTTTTGCATCATGTGTTATATAATTATCTATATAGCAGTGTGTCAATTCATGTATTAAAGTAGCTCTTTTTCTATCTATTGGCAAATCTCTATCTAAATATATTTCTTGTATATCACAATGTGTAACTCCGTAGTATCTTGGAGTTACACTTTTTATATTATCGTCTTCATTTGCTCTTCTTTCATTTTGTATCCTTTTTATTTCACTTTGTGATTTTTCTTCTATTGTCCATGTTCTGTTATTTATTTTAAACTTCATTTTATTTCTCCTTTACATCTACACAAATCTCAAAGTACACACACTTCTCACATTGCTTCTCTCCCTCAATAACACACTTTTGTCTCTTCTTGTTTGCGTATGCTTTTCTTATTTTATATTCTTCGTCTATATATGACGCTATTATACTACCTTTCATCTAAATACCTCTTTTGTGTTTTTATAATTCACTATGCAATGATATGTTCTCTGACCGGCTTTCTTCACTTATTTTAGAACGAGTAAAACCGATAAAAAGCAATCGTTCTTCACAAAATTGACTAGTTTTTGCATACTTGCTTAATAAAATAGTCAGTTTTATTAAGTAGCTCTTTATATCACTGCATACTAAATTATAGAAAAATAGAGCCACGTTCTATGAACATAGCTCCGTAAAAGATATTTCTTTTTCTTGGTTGCGATGGTTGGAATCGAACCAACTGCCTTTAGCTTATGAGGCTAACGAGATTCCAGTTCTCTACAATCGCAATATTTAATGAGCTTAACTAGAATTGCTCTTTTAATCTAAAGAAATTTCAAGGAGGCTCTAAGCCTATATATTAACTTATCTAGTATTGTTAATAGCAAAATTAAAAAGCTAGAGTAATCTAGCTTTCACACACGATATAAACAACTTAGTAGTTATGGGCTTATCCATATTTATGAATAACTACTTTTTTACTTACTAACATTTTAGCATATTGAAACCGTACAAAACGTACAATTTTAATTTTTTTCAAAAAATCTTTTTAATTTAATTCTCGCTTTTTCTTCTGATTTGTAATTCATTTTGTGCATTATTTGAATCCAGCTACAGTCATCAAAATATTTGAATCTTATAATTTGTCTTATTTCACTGTCTTCTATGTAATTAAGATCATATTCGATTTGCACTAAAAGTTTATTTATTTTATCTCTCTTACTTTTTAATAACTTTCTATATTTTTTATCTCTAATCTGTTTTTTATAATCTACTCCTTGTATTACTCGATGGCACTCTATGTATGGAAAATTAGTTGAACTTCCTTTTACACTGTCAGCTATTACACTATTTATATTATTATTCTGTAGTCTTCTCTCTAAGTCTTTTACTTCTCTTTTGAGAAAAATGATTTGCTCTAAGTCTTTTTTATTCATTTGTACCCTCCTAACTTTGCTTTAATCTCTTAATTAGTTCTTTTTCTTTTGCTTTTAGCCTACTATCAAGAATACAATATTCATACTCAATTTCTCTTTTATATTCTTGCTTTAGCTTTTCTGCCTTACTTCTACATCTTTCACAATAATCTATTGGCTTTTTATATAATATTAATGTATCTAATATAGGTACTTCTCTTTTACATATATCACATTGCTGTATAATCATTTGTATCCTCCTTCTGTTTGTTTTTAATTTGTTCTCTAATAAGTTCATCGTTAAACTTATCCAATATGTTGTATGCTTTATTTAGTTTTTTCTGATTTTCTCTTCTCTTTTCATTATTAAAAAAGTCTACTGTCTCTATCTCATACATAGCTTTTTTAATTATCTCTTGCACGTGCTTAATTGTCATATGTACCTCCATTTTATTTAATTTCTTTTGCTTTATTCTCAAAATATTGTTTGATACAGTCTTTACATTTTTCTGTATCCTCAAATTCATTACAATTTGCTTTTTTCCCCATTTGTTTGCAGAGGTCTTCGTCTATATCATGATTATTTATTGTTTCTGCCATTAAATCTATTATTTTATCTTTTTGATCCAGCTCTTGCTTTTGCCATTTCATATATTCAGCTAATGCCTTTTCATTCTCTTTTTGTAGTTTTACTATATATTCTTTATAATGTTCAATTTGTTTATTAAATATATAATACTGTTGATTTTCTACTATATTTGCAACAGCACTTCTCTTTAATTTCTTACCATCTTCATATCCTTGCATATATCCTAACGCTTCATTTTGTGCTAATGCTATCATTTGATAATTATTATTCCTATCTTGTTTTAATTCTTCATTCTCTTTT